TATCACCTTCTGTAGTATCTTCTCCCAATATTGCCTTACTTAATTCAATAAGTAATAAAATTTCTCCAAAGAATATAAATCCAGCAGGGTGTACTAACCTATTAAATACATTTTCCCAAGTCGATAAGTTTTGACCTGTACGCACAAGGTATGAAAATCTTTGATATCTTAAACTATCGTGTATTTTAATATTATTGGATAAAAATCCTCTATTGTCTAAGTACAGGCCACCTTTAGGTAATGCGGCATTTAAATCCCAATTACCAGATGAAGGCACTAATGTTTTATCATAAGGATATTGTACTTCCACTTGGTCATTAAATAAAAGTCTAAAAAATATTTCTATAGAATCTGCTGAACCTCTTACTTTATAATAATCAACAATTGTTTTATATAGGTTTCTTTTATTAACTGTTATACTTCTAGGTATTGCGGCTGCAATTTCTTTCTGCATTAATTCTAAAAATACTGTTGAATTAGAATCAATGTCCATGGCCTGTTCTATATTATTTAAAATATGTGAAGGCCCAGGGCCTACCCAGTTTTTAGCTGGTGTAACTATTTTGGCAGTTTGTGTATTAAAAGAAGAATTTGCCGTACCATCAGCATTAAAGAATTGTACCTGAAATGTTTTACCAACTTCTGAAGTAAGTGAAGCCAAAGTGCCAGGTAAGTCATTACCATTTGAAATAGTAATAACATTAGGACTTGAAAGTGGTACTGTTGTAATATTACCAGAGCCGTCCGTTACAGTAAGTGTAGAACTATTACCCTGTTCATCAGTAAAGAACCTATTATTTTCATTATTAGGATCTGATATTCTAAAAACTGCTTTATTGTCAAGAACAATATCTGAGCAGGTTTCATTTTCTTCGTATATAAATTCATCAAGATTTAAGAATGTATAATATGCTTCCAAAAGTTGTTTTATTCCGTCGGCTCCTTCCAATATTTCTGAAGGAATTAAACTTTTAAATCTTATATCCTCTTTACTTTTTCTTGTAGAAGATGCTGTAGACTCAATATATCCTGGAGATATAATATCGTCACTATAAAATTTTGAATCTTTGACTGTCATTGATTATCTCAACCTTGAAGGTGTTGTATATCCTATTGTTCCGGATGCCCCTGCCACTGAAATCTTGTCTATTTCAGGAGTAATTGTTACTCTTGTTGCATCAATTGCAATTAATTGGTCTCTTTTAGGTGCCAAGTCTAATGAATTAGGTATTACGGTTACTCGAATTGAGGAAGTTGTTTCTGGAGTAAAATTATTTAATGTAACATTACCATTTATCACATCTATCTCTCCAGCGTCATTAATGACTATAACATTTTCCCCATCAACAATTTTATACACTATCACTTTTCTTTTTGTAGAATCTGCTATTGGTATATCTCCAAAATAATGGTCAACGCTCGGCGCGATTTTCGTTCTAAATGCAGTTGAAGATAAAATAAATGCCGTAGAACTACCAGATTGGAAAATAGGTGATGTAAATTTTAATGAAAAGTTATTTGCACCTGCAGTAATAGAAGGTGATATATTCATAAACATAAATGGTCTTACATTAGAGTTTTGTATTGCAGGATCCGAGTTATCAATTAATTTTAATAATTGTGAATGCCTGAATACCCCATCAAATTTATTTAGGTTATTAAAATTATAATCTGATATGGTATCTCTGACTACCGAAGTTAATTCTACTGCTGTTCTATCTGTAAGGTTTGGATTATATTTAAAGAATACATCCAATTCCAAATATGTGTAATTAGGGTCTACAATTTCTGGAGTAATAGATACAACGTTTTTACCTTTTAATATAGTACCTTTAATTTCTGACTTTTCAGCAGGTGTAAGTATTTCTGCAACCAAGGGTCTGATCGCAATATATGCTTTACCATAATCGGGTGGGTCATTATCTTCTCCACCCCAACATGATATGGAAGATATATTTGTAAATTCTCTTTGTATGATTGCTCTATAATCATCTGATGTAACAGCTCTATTCTGTGATGTAAATGTAAGTGGCGCGTTAAATCGGATTGATTCTTTGGTCTCTGCTTCTGCACCACCGGCCGCGGCTGCCACTGTTGTAAGTGCAATATCACTAAATCCGCCTATCGTATCGACCACAGTAAATATGTTTGCACCATTTGATTCTTCACCTTCCGTAAATATATAATCGACTGTTACAATATTGTTGTTATTTGGTTTTCTACCTGTAACACCATCGCCGAAATATATTTCATAATACCCACCTGAATTTTCTTGTAGATAATATACTGTGGAAGTTGAATCCACATTTAAGAGTGTTTCAAACTTTGTATAAATATCAAATGATGTTGATTCTTCGTTCTCTTGTAACCTAACTCTTAATGTACTTGTATCGGTATCAGAATCCGATAATTGAAATTTTTGATTTTCAATATCATTATCAACTCTGTATCTTAATGATTTATATGCGCCCTGTGCAATTACAACATTCGTAAATGTATACGTATCGCTTGTTATTACATCACTACTATTTGTAACTGTATCACGTTGAGCCGACTGTGTAGATAATACTACGTATTGGAATGTTTCTCCTGCAACAGTAGTTGATAATTTAGTCCCTCGAGGTAGTGATAAATTACTTGGTTTACTACCAACTTCTGAAAGAACATCAACTACAAGTGTAACCGTTGCCCTTGGAGCAAGAACGGATCTTGGAGTATAACCTAAAAGTTTTGCCCTTGTGACTACATTACCACGAATCTGTGCTGAGTCCAAGAATGCCTCATTAAGTGAAAAGTGAGCGGCCATGGCATTATAATGAGTGTTATATGCTAGAACATCAAGAAGGGTACTTAATCCCGACCCTTCAAAGTCATAACCTGAAAACTCAGTTTGTGTTTTTAGATAATTTTTTAGATTTTGCTTTATCTGATCAAAATCCAATTCTGTTACATTTAAATTCGTTGCCATAATTCTATCTTAACCTTCTTAATATTATTTGAACACTCTGATCGGTATCGAATTCTTTTATTAAAAAATTTACCGATATTAAATAAGAGTTGGAATCTGATTGGTCGATTATATCAATATCAATCACATCCACTCTAGGTTCATGTCTTGCCAGTGTATTTGCTATATTTTCTCTTAAACTAATTTCTGTTAGAACGTCTGCTGGTTCAAAGAGTAGTGCTCTAAGATTAGCGCCTATATTCTTATTAAAAGGCCTCTCAGAAAAATTAGTTATTAATAAATTCTTTACTGCATTTTTTATTGCAGCATCATCCTTTAAAGTAATAATATCCTTTCTAATTGGATGTAATGTTAATGCCAAATCCAAATCTGCCCAACGTTTTCTACGGGAAGTTACACTTGCCCTTGAAGTAGAACGAATAATTCTACTGCTATCACCAACTGGTATATCAGATAAATAATCTGGTGAGCCTGTAGTATTGATTGATTCGTTATTTGCCATATATCTATTTATACTCCTTTTTTACATAGTTTGCTAATTAGCAAAAACATTACTTGATCCATCTGCTACTGATGTACAGTCTGCAACCTCATCGTTCTTTCTCCCTATACCCTTACCATTAGCGAATACTGTACTAGAACCAGTTGCAATCGCTGCACTATGAGGTGTACACGGACCATGCGGAGGTTTTAGATGTATACTATTCTTATCTCCCTGTCGCGATACTGGTATACCATTGCAAAAAACGTTAGAACTACCCATGGCTCTAACTGGTCCACTACAATGTGTTTGATCTGGATCCCCTACGCGCGCTACTTTCTGTGTATCATTGGCCATTAATACTCCCTAGTTTGGTGTTTATCTGTGCAATTGTGTAGTTTATCTTATTATTTGAAGATACTGTTTCTGTAGAAGTAATAGATGGGTCTGATATTTCACTAGGATTAATTGTAAGATTAGGATCTAGGTATGCAATTTTACCTGAGTAACCTCTTAATCCAAGTGTATCACTATAGTATGGTGAATCTCCTGCGTTAGATGATGGCATTGGTTGCGTTCCTGTATCATATAGTGTATCTGTACCAACAGCATGATCACGAAAATACTTTCTTAGTTGAGCTGGCGTTGTGGTAGGATACTTTCCTAATACACATGCAGCCATTCCTCCAAGATTAGGTGAAGCAAAGGATGTTCCTTTCGCTTCGTAATTTCCATTCTTTCCTAAGACCAGATAGATTCCTTCTCCTGCAGCACATGCATCAACACGATCACCTCTATTACTAAATGTTGAAAGTGTTTCTTTATTATTTAATCCAGAATCGACACCGAATTGTGTACTTAATGATGCAACTGCAATTGTATCTCCCGCAAGTTGTAGACCTTCTCTACATAATGCGTCAAATCTTGCAACTCCAGGAGGATCTTGTCTATTATATACTAATATTCCATTGTTACTGTCAATATTGTCAGGTAACGCAATCTTTGCACTATTATTACCTGCAGCAGATACATGATGGACACCTGCTTCAATCATATCTTCTAATGGTTCTATGTAAATTGGGTAATGTGCGGCATTCGTTCGATCTGAAATAAAGTTTAAAATATCAGTTCTGTTTTGTTCAGTCAGAGCTTTTGGATC